GCGCCGCGAATTGAGTCCTCAAGTCGCTCGCACTGCTCCCTGCGAAATCCTTCGCAGGGCGTATATCTTGATTTGTAGGGTACGGACTACTTGCCGTGCAAGTGAGTCCGCAGCAGCGTTGCCTTCAGCGATGCGATCTTGCTCTTGAAGTCGTCGGTGTTCACGCCCACGATGACTTCGATCTTCTTCGGCTCTTCGTCGATGTCGCGCTCTTCGTCGTACTCCGGCAGATCACGCTCGCCTTCGAGTTCCTTGACCTTGCGGGCCGACCAGTTCATCGCAGCGTTTCCGCCCCAGAGAAGCCACGCCACATAGCCGGGCTTCTCTTCGCCCGGCTTGTCCCAGCCAGGCGACTTGCTCGCTTCGTCGTGACGAGCGAACCAGGCACGCATCTCGCGAACCCAGTCTTCGTTCATCTCCTCCCGCTTCGCCAGGCGATTCGCGCGGGCAACCGTCTCGGGCTTCAGGCCGTCTCCGCTCTTGCCTTCCTCGTGAAGTTTCAGCCCTCGCCGAGCCGCCGCGGCCATTCCGGCCGTAGGTTTGAGGCTGACGGCGGCACGTTGCTCCTCATCTGCGGCTTCCACCGCACGGTCGGCGGTTTCGGCTTCGGCCGGAGCAGGCTCCGCAGAATCCTCGACCACAACGCCAGCCTCTCGCTGCTCATCAGCAGGCTCCTTGATTTCCTCGCCGCGGGCCATCTCCAAGGCCCGCTTGCTCACAAATGCCTCGGTGGCCGGGTAGGCCGGGTTGTCCACGGGGCCGGCATCGCCGAGAAAGTCGAACGACCTGATCTCGCGGATCATCCGGCCGCTGCCGTCCTTGAACCACTTCTCGCCCGCTCCGCTGGTGCGGAACGCGAAACTTGAACCGCGCACATCTCCGCGCTCGATGCTTTCGACGACGTCAGCGTCAGCCTTCTTCGGGTAGATCGTGTAGCGCAGGCCGCGCTCGTCCAGTTCCAACTTCATCGTGCCGCTGGAGGTGCGGGCGAGGAGTCGCTCGTGGTTGTAGCGGCCGAAAACGTCGGGATTCTTGGCGATGACGGCGTCGAAGGCGCCGGGGGCAATTCTTTCGACAAAGCCCCCCAAGTCCTGCGAATCGGAGTTATAGAGTGCCGCATACCCGCGAATGACCGTGCGGCCATTCTCGCTCTGCCGAACCTCCAGGCCGGGCGCTTCCGCGATCAGCCGTCGCTCAAGTTCGCACGATCCGTCCATGACGTCGTCGCCTCCTCATACGGCCTGCCGGAGCGATGGCACTCCAGCAGACGATTCCTCGACTCCTCCATCCACTCTGTCGCGAACACCTCGATGTCGCGGCCGGTAGCCTGTGCGGCGTCGAGGAGTTCCGTCTTCATCCGCTGCTCGTGGGCTTCGAGCCACGCCTGCAACTTCCCGGCCTTGTTGCGCCGCTCCAGAATGCCGTCAGCCTCGATGGCGGCGAGGCGACGAAGCGTCGTGCGGAAGAGGGTCTCGGAAGCCGACCGCGTCGCAGCGTCAGCCGGCGTCGGGCCGTCGTTTCCGTCGGTGGTAGTGCCTTCGGCACTGTCGCTAGAGGCCACATCCTGTTGCTGCCCATCCGCCGGCAGCGGCGCCGTCTGATTCTGCGCCGCCCCGGTCGGGTTGTTGACCGTGAAGGCGTCCAGCAACTGCATATTCACCTGAACGAACCGCTTGTTCCCCAGGCCGTCGGGAAGCGGGTTGTAGCCGATCTGGCCGCGAATCTCGTCCACCGAGAGGCAGCCCATGTTGAACATCTCGCGAAGGAACTGCGAGCGGGCCTGGTAGTCGCCGGCCATCAGGGCCGACAGGTCGAACTCGACGAAGTAGTTCTTGTCGTCGGCAATCAGGTCGCGGCGGCAGGCAAACTGCCAGCGGCGGCAGTGCGGAATCAACGAAAACGTCGCAAAGTCGATGGCCGACTGTTCGACGGTGTTGTAGCGGACGTTCGACAGGTCGCCGAGGAGGTGGAGGGGGACGCGATAGCCCCGCGCTATCTCCTCGGTCGCGTACCTTCGTGTCTCGATGAGAGCGCTGTGCTGGTTGTTGACCGGGTCGGCCTTCTTGTGGAAGCCGAACGGCATGATCACGGTTCCGAACGCCTTGTGCGGGCCGCGGTGGGCGTCGTCCCACTGGCTCTTGAACCGCTGGAGAACCTCCGGCTTGTGGGGCTGATCGACCTCGATGTACGCCCCCGTCGATGCCCCGTTGCCAAAGAATGCGCTGGAGTACAGTTCCGTCGCCCTGGCGAGGGCGATGGCGTCCTTGGACAGGCTCGTTGGAACGTACCCTGTCACGCCATCCGATGAGAGCCACCGCAAATGAAAAATCTGATCCTGACGGTATGGCGTCGGGGTCGCCTTGTTCGGCTCTAGGTACTGGTACTGGAGTTTCCCAACGGAGTTCGCTCGCTCGCTCTCCAGCCGCACGATCGTCATCCGGCTGGCGTGGAGCGGAATCAACTGATCGACGCTGCCACGCCGGCCCGGCCGGATCAGGCAGTAGGCGTTGCCCCAGAGGAGCATCTGGCTCATCATCCACTCCCGCCACTCGAACGACGTCATCCAGTCGTTCGGCTGGTAGGCGAGCACTTCCTGAAGCGGATGATCCTCGGCAATCTCCTTGCCGCCCCCAGGCAGCCGCCGGTAGAGGTTGAACGGCATCGACGCGATCGACTCTGACAGCACGCGGACGCAGGCCAGGACCGTGCTGCACGCCAGGCTGCCCTCGGGGCTGACGGTCACGCCGGCCGTCGTCCGATTGCTCTCGATGATCTCCTCGAACACCCGCGACAGGCTCGACCGCATCTCGACCAGATCGCCGATGTCTTCGTCCATTGGTTCAGAACACTATGAGGGTTGGTTCTTCGGCAGGCCCATGCGCCTCGCTGCTGGCAAGGCCCAGGCTCATCACCAGCGCCACGGCGGCGTCGATCCTGGCGGTCGAGTGAGAGTGTTGTTTTGTAGGCTTGATGTTCCCGGCGTCATCGACGCGGACTTGCATATTGCTCAAATGCAGGGCGATGGCCTTGTTGTCACCGAGTCGCAACCGGCCGCCCAGCACGAGGGCTTCCAGCAACTTCGTCGGCGCGCTCATCGAGGCGTAACCCTGTCCGTAGGGCTTAACTTCGATGCCCTCGGCCACGAGTTGCGTCGTGATGTGCGTAGCGTTCCAGCGATCAATGGAAACAGCCCGAACCGCGTTCTTCTCGCAAAACGAGAGGACGTAGTTCCGAACTGCATCAAAATCAACTAGATCGCCTTCCGTTAGTGTACAGAATCCGTCCTTGGCCCATTGGCGATACGGCGCTTCGTCCCGGTCGGCGTTCTCCTCGGGGATGAAGATGTGACAGTGGACGTCGAATGATCCGTCCTCGTCAGGCCAGACGGCGACGAACGCCGTCGTGTCGGTGTTGCTCGACAGGTCGAGGCCGCAGTAGGCGATCCGCTCGCCCGGCGGCTTCGTCGGCACCATGCACTTGTCGATCACGCCGCTGCGGAAGAAGCGGCTGGCACCGTTGGACACCCACTGGTTGAGATACAGGGTCCGAAACTTGATTTCCTGGGCCACGCTCTCCCGAGCCAGCGCGGCCTCGCGCTCCATGAACTCCTTGCGGACGGTGATTTCGTAGTTCGGTTGAGCGGCCTTCCAGGTCTCCTCCAGAAACGGGTCGGCGGCGTCGTCGGCCGCAAAAATACAGGGCAGGAACGTCGGGTCGTCGATCAGTCCGTCCCTGACCTTCAAGGCCCGCTGCCACTCGTCGTAGCAGGGGCCGATGCGGTCCATGCCGGCCGTGGTCACATAGATGACGAGCGGCTCGTCTCTGGCGCCCATACCTGATTCGAGGACATCGACGAGGTCGCGATTGGGCTGGACGTGGTATTCATCGACGATAACAACCGACGGGTTAAAGCCGTGCTTGCCCTTGTGCTCGCTTGAAAGAAATTGGATCGTGGATTTCTTATGCGGAATGACGATTGAGTTCTTGTATATCTTGCACCGCCGCAGCAGGCCGGGGCAGGACTCGATGTAACGCGAGGCCGCCGTGAACAGGAGGCTCGCCTGCTTGCGGTCGCCGGCCGCGATGAGAATCTGGCCGCCGTCGGCACCGAAGAAACCCTCGTAGGCGCCGATGACGGCGCACATCGCGGTTTTGCCCATTTTTCGAGGCAACGCCAGCAAACTCCGCTGATACTGCCGCTTTCCGTCCGGCCGCTTCGTGTTGAAGAGGCGGTCGAGGTACTCGTCCTGCCACGGCGCCGGCACGAACGGCTGGCCGGTGAACGGACTCTCGGTGTGCTTCAGCAGCCGCGCGAAATGGCGGATGTCAACCCGTCGCTGTGTCGTCAAACAGGGCGTCCACTGGGTCTTGGACAACCTTCACCGCGCCGTAGCCGAGGCGGGTGCGGTCGGCCGGGGTCAGGCCGAGGACGGTTTCCAACTGCCGGAGTTGCTCGTGGCATGAATTGGCCTGCGATTGCCAGCGGTTTGGACGGCTGAATCGCAGCGAGCCGTCGGGGGCGAGAACCTCAATCCAGCCGGAATCCATCTTGGCGAGGTTCATTTCGGCCTCGCGCCAGCGGTCCCAGATGATCGCGTAGCGGCAGATCACCTCGGTGTCGCTCTCGGCCAGGGTTCCCATCCGCTGCGTATAGCCGCAGACAAGGCGAAACATCTCCTTGGCCGCGGGCCGAAGCCACTCTGGCGGCTCCGGCAAGTCCGAGGCCGGAGTCCCGAGTTCCTCCCGGTACTTCGCCTCCTTGCTGCCGCGCATCTGGAGGATGTGCTTCGGTGTTGGGGCTGGGCCGCGTGCCATGACAGTTAGTCTAGGCTTGTAGCCATGCGTGACACAAAGGAGTCCGGGGGCTTGTTTCCCTTCCTGCTGTTGCACGACCAGCACGCCGCCTGGATGTTCGATGGGCAGTGGCCTGGGCTTGATGGTCCAAAAGACAGCGGCACGATGTGGTCGATGGTCGCCGTGTTCGGCAACGGCAACCACGGCCCGTCGTGGTCGCGTGTCCGCAGAAGTTCGCAGCCGCATATCTGGCACGTCCAATTGTCTCGCCCGAATATCGCCTTTGTGCTGACGGGTTCGTAGTGGCATCCGTAGCGCCGACATCGATGCTTATGTCCACCTCGCCGACAGCCGGCATTCTTCGGGTCGCCGTCGTCGTCGCCCCAGGCGTGAAACCAGATGGCGAGTTTGGCGTCGATTGATGCGCCTATTCGATTCGTCAGCCTGGCACAAGGAAGCCGAAGTCTCCTGGCCTCGAAGGCACACTCTCGCGAACAATACTTCCCGGCGTTTCTTCCCGAGGACCGCCTCCTAAAAGGCCGCAGGCAGCAGAGGCACTGTGGCGTTTTCGCCCGCAGCCTCGACGCCATCACGTTGTTTTCGATGTTTTTCTTGCGCGCCAGTTCGCCGCACGCTGTGGAACAATACCGGCTGCCATGCCGCCCCTTTTCGCGAACGAACTCGGAGCCGCACGCCGCGCACTGGATCGGGTCTGTTATCAGGCTCCCGTAGCGGCACCTGTCAGAGCAGAACTGACGCCCGCGCGGACCTCGAAACGTAACTCCGCACTTCTCGCACTGCACTGAACGTCGACCGCGACATTCGTCGCACTTTACGACGCTGCGCGGACCTCGGCCGCAGTACTGGACATGAGTGCCGCAATCAGCGCAGTAGTGCGGCTGCAAGTTCCGCTCGGCAATGCCTTTTGTGCCGAGTCGCAGGCATTTCACGCCGCAGTACTTGCGCGGCTTCACGCCCCGCGACGGCGGCACAGGGCCGCCGCAGACTGGGCAGGGCTTACCTTCCTTGGTGCATCGTCCAGTGACGCACGTTTCAGCCACGCCGGCAGTCTACCAAACAAGACATTCCGCCGCATCGCAGATTTTTTCCCAAACCGACGTCGGGAGCGTTTTACCTACGCCCCCGCACGCGACACGCTCCATGGAC